AAAAAGTAGAAGATAAATCTGATGAGGTTTTAAAATTTCTAGACCGATATTATAATGGTCAAGTGTTTAATATATATACGATAGTTAAAAATATGTACATCAATCTGCTCAAAAGAGAACAGAAATATGTGCACTTTAATTATTTACATCTATCAGATAATGAAAAAAAAATACTTGTGCAAAAGGCAGCAAACATAGAATTAGATTCAGCTAAAACAATCCAGGATAAGATTGATGAATACGTTAAAACATTTTATTGGTTTGATGCACAACTTTTTGATTTATACAGATACGAATTTAAATCCCACCCTACCGAAATGAGTAGAGCAACAAAACTGTCTCCTTCTACAATATACAGAACAGTCAAAAGATGTAAGATCAGAATTAATGACAAATTAAGAAAACAATACTATGAAAAGTAAAGGGCTCGGAGATACAATTTCTAAAATATCAAAAGCTACAGGCATTAAAAAAATAGTTGATACAGTAGCTGAGGCAACAAATTCTTCTTGCGGATGTGATGAAAGACAGTCTCTTTTAAACAAATGGTTTCCCTATAAAGGATCACTTACAGAACAGGAACATCTGTTTCTAAAAAACTTCTTTGATAAATACAACGGAACTACAATTCAATCTTATGCAGAAAGAGATGAGCTCCTTGCTATAAGCAACAGAGTATTTAATAAAAAAGATACCCCCTCTAATTGCAGCAGGTGTGTTAAACAAATGGTCGCTAATCTAAGAAAAGAATTTCAGAAGTATGAAACGAATTGAAAAGCTATATAAACTAAAAAAACATTCTGGAAATCCTAGAATAATTAAGGACGTTAAATTTAAAAAACTTGTGGAATCCTTAAAAGAGTTTCCAGAGATGATGGAACAAAGACCATTAATAGTTAATAGCAACTTAGAAGTCTTAGGTGGCAATATGAGATTAAGTGCAGCAAGAGAATCTGGATTAAAAGAAATATGGATTGATGAGGTAGACTGGTCTGAAGATAAACAAAAGGAGTTTATGATAAAAGATAACTCAGGATATGGTGAATGGGATTGGGATATTCTAGCTAACGAATGGGATGTAGATAAATTAAATGACTGGGGTCTTGACTTACCTCCTATGTTTGATGACCCTAAAGAAGCAATAGAGGACAATTATACAGAGCCAGACAATCTGCAAGTCGATGTTGTCTTAGGAGATTTAATAGAGATAGGAGAACATAGATTGTTATGTGGAGATAGTACAGATAGTGACCAGGTAGCAAAGCTAATGAATGGAGATAAACCTTTTTTAATGATTACTGATCCACCTTATGGTGTAGAGTATAATCCTAAATGGAGAGATGAAGCAGAAAGATCAAATGGTAAAAAAATAGGTGCTAGTGCATTAGGACAAGTACAAAACGACAATAATGCAGATTGGACAGACACATGGTCTTTAAGTCCAAGTAAAATAGCTTACGTTTTCCATGCAGATAAGTTTTCAAATGTAGTACAAGACAGCCTAGAAAGATGTGACTTTGTCATATCAAATCAAATTATATGGGCAAAAAATAATTTTGCTATAAGTAGAGGCAATTATCATTGGAAACATGAGCCTTGTTGGTACGCTTGCAAGAAAGGTTCTACAAGGCAATGGATAGGAGACCATTCACAGACAACTTTGTGGGAAATAGATAAACCATTAAAAAGTGAAACAGGACATGGAACTCAGAAGCCGTTAGAATGCATGTTAAAACCAATTAAAAACCACAAAGGAGATGTTTACGATCCATTTTTAGGATCAGGAACTACAATGGTAGCAGCACATCAACTTAAAAGAAAATGCTACGGAATGGAGCTTGACCCTAAATACTGTCAAGTAATAATAGACAGAATGCAAAAGCTAGATTCTGATTTACAAATAAAGATTAACGGAAAAATATATGAAAAAACAGAACACGCTCTTTAAAATAGCCAAAGCAATCATGGCAAAAACACAAAGCAGTTTTATCTGTTTCTGCTTTAAAATATAAATTATGGATTGGGAATTAACATTAGGAATATATCCAGGAATATTATTTGGATTTCGACATTATGAACACAAAGACTCTATAGACTATGTTTTATACATACCATTTATAGACTTATGCTTAACTATTTATAACGATTAATGAAAATTTTAAATCTATATGCTTGTTTAGGGGGGAATCGTTATAAATGGAACGAGGTTACAAACGTAGATGTAACTGCTGTAGAGCTAGACAATGAGTGTGCTAGATTATATAAAGAGCGTTTTCCAAATGATAATGTTATAGTAGCAGATGCTCACCAATATTTATTAGACCATTATAAAGAGTTTGATTTTATTTGGAGTAGCCCTCCTTGCCCAACTCATAGTAGGATAAGAGTCTCTCAAAAAAACAGAGAGAGTTTTGTAGCAAAATATCCTTCTATGATTTTATATGAAGAGATTATTTTTTTAAATAAATTTTTCAAAGGTAAATATTGTGTAGAAAATGTTATACCATATTATAAACCTTTAATTCCTGCTCAAAAAAGAGGAAGGCATTTATACTGGACTAATTTTATTTTACCAGATATTTTAAGTACTAGAAAAGTTAGAACATGCTCAGGAAAAAACGAAGTAAAAACTCTTTGCAAATTTCATGATTACGATTTTTATACTTACAAAGGCAAACAATCAAAACGAAAAATAGCTAGAAACTTAGTGGACTATGTAGCTGGTAAAACCATACTAGAAGCTGCACTAAAAGACAATAACGAAACCCAATTATCAATAGCAATTTAAATACGATGAATAAACTAGAACGAAAATTATTGATACAATACTATGAGGACGTATTAAGATACGCTAAGAAAAAAGCTCATAGAACATATATAAAACACATGATAAAATTTCATAAAGGATTAGAGCCCTATCCAACAGTTCTAATTTTAAATGGAAAATAACACCGATAATACACCGATTATGAATAAAGAAGATAATTTAAGACCAGCTTGGAAACCAGGACAATCAGGAAATCCTAATGGAAGACCAAAGGGATCTTTAAACAGATCTACTATAGCTAGAAAATGGCTGCAAGCCAAAACCAAAACTATTAATCCTATTTCTGGTGAGGAGGAAATAATGTCTCAAGAAGATATTGGTACGCTAGCTCTTGTAAAAAAAATGAGGCAAGGAGATGTTAATGCATACAAAGCCTTATTAGATTCTGCTTGGGGTCAAGCAAAAGAAACTATTGATTTAAACCAAATAGCAGAGCAACCTTTATTTGAAGATGTTTCAAAAGACGACAGCAATACGGAAGATTCAGAGTCTAAACAAAAGGAATAGAGTTGTTCAAGGAGGAACATCAGCATCTAAAACTTTTGGAATATTGGCAGTCTTAATTGATTACCTGGCTAAGAATCCTAATAAAGAATGTTCTGTAGTAGCAGAAACTGTTCCGCATTTGCGTAGAGGTTCTTTAAGAGATTTTCAAAAGATAATGAAAATGACTGGTCGTTGGTTTCCAGATCGTTTTAATAAATCCCTACTTAAATACACTTTTTTAAATGAGTCATCAATGGAGTTCTTTTCAGCAGATATAGAATCTAAACTCAGAGGAGCAAGGCGTGATATTCTTTTTATCAATGAAGCTAATGCTATTTCTCATAATGCCTACTTAGAACTTGCTGTTAGAACTGCTGATTTCTTATTTATAGACTTTAATCCTACTGCTGAATTTTGGGCTAATACAGAGCTCGAAAATGATTTAGATACAGATTGGCTCGTCTTAACCTATAAAGATAATGAGGCAGCTCCTAAAGCAGCAATAAACGAAATATTAAAAGCTAAAGACAAAGCAGAAAAAGGGAATGACTTCTGGAAGAATTGGTATCGAGTTTATGGTAGAGGTTTGGTAGGTAAATTACAAGGATCAATATTTCAAAATTGGGAGGTAGGAAAATTTAAAGAAATAGGTAAAAGCGTGTTTGGTCAAGATTATGGAATGAATGATCCAACAACTCTTATTCAAACATCTATTGATAAAGACAAAAAGATAATCTATGTCAAAGAGTGTTTTTATAAATCCAATCTAGTAACCTCTGAAATAGCTAGACTAAATAAAATATATGCAGACAATGATTTAATTATTGCAGACAGTTCTGAGCCTCGCCTTATTACAGAGCTTTCAAAAGAATCCAATATTAAACCCAGCATCAAAGGACAGGGATCTGTAAACTTTGTTATTAGCATGATGCAAGATTATATGATGATCATAGATCCTGAAAGTCATAATCTACAAAAAGAGTTAAAAAATTATGTTTGGCTAGAGAGAAAAAGCCAAACTCCAATAGATGCTTTTAACCATTGTATTGATGCTTTAAGGTATGCAGTTAGTTATCAATTAAAGAATCCACATGATGGACAATATTTTATTATGTAAATCCTAGACCGATTATATGATCCTAAATTGTTTTAATAATATAAGTTTTTAAGTAAATGAGCAAAGCAGAATTAATAGTTCCAAATAAATTGTCTGAGATAACCTTAGGGCAGTATCAAAAATTTAGTAAAATCTTTAAGAAGGATGCTGATCAGGATTTTCTGCAAAAGAAAATGATAGAGATATTTTGTAATGTTCCTTTAGCAGAAGTGAACAAATTTAAATACAGCTCTATAAATAAAGTTGTAAATATTTTGTCTGATATGTTTAATCAGAAACCAGATCTAAAAGAACTCTTTGAAATGGGAGGAGTTGAGTATGGATTTATTCCAAAGTTAGATGATATGACTTTTGGGGAGTTCGTGGATCTGGATACTTATTCTGGAGATTGGCAAGAGATGGACAAAGCTATGGCTGTATTATTTAGACCTATAAAAGAAAAGTTTAGAGGCAGGTATTTAATAAAAGAATATTCTGGAGATCTAGAGCCTATGAAACAAATGCCTTTAGATGTGGCACTAGGAGCAATTTTTTTTTTGTTGAATTTAAACGATCAACTCATGAAACATACCCTAGCTTATTCAAAGGAGGAATTGAAGAACACGACTATTCAGCAACTTCAAACTTCAACTCTAAATGGGGATGGTATTCAAGCTTGTATAAACTCGCTGGAGCAGATCCAACAAAATTTGAAGACATAGAAAAGCTGACTATTGGAACTTGCCTAACATGGTTAAGTTTTGAAAAAGAAAAAAACGAATTAGAATCTAAAATGATAAAAGATGCAAGGAAAAGAAAAACTTATTGATTCTCTTTACGACAGGCAGTTCTTAAATGATGATGAGGAAATAATATTATCGGATGGATTTGAAAAAGCTTTAATCGGAGTATCTGCTTCAGAACCTAAAGTAGCTATTTATGATTACTGGAAGGCTTTAGATTGTGTAATGAAAAAAGATCCAGAAATAGATTTTAATGATGCCTTAGATTGGCTTGACAACTTTGTTAAAATGAAAGTAAATAAGGCAGAAGACCAAACCCCAATATTTGTAAAAACACTATGAATACATATTTTAAAGTAATTGATGATATACAAACTAGCTTAATAGCAGAGCCTTTTATTAATACAGTTACTCAGGGAGATATATACAATGTAGATTTAGATAAGATTACCATATTTCCTTTAGCCCATATCTACATAGAAAATATAGATCTCCAAACTAATGTAACCTCCCTAAGTATAAGTATTTTATTTATGGATGTTGTTGATTTTTCTAAGACAGCAGCTTCGAGTGATATAAGAGGAAATAATAATGAAATGGATGTTTTAAATAATATGCTTAATGTAGCAGCTAGACTTCAAGCTCTAATTGCTCGCACCCCAAATTATAAAGACACATACGAACTGGCATCTAATTTCTCCTGTTCACCTTTTGTAGAAAGATTTGAAAATAACCTGGCTGGGTTTTCTTGTGATTTTACTATCAATGTTTATAACGATATGACTAAATGCTAAATAAAAACTAAATGGCTTTTAAAGATTTTATGGATAACACTAGAAAGGCTCTAATTGATTTTGGACAGTACGTTAAAGAGAACTCTAAAAAAAGATTAATTAGAAAATATAAAGACAAAAAAAATCCCACACAAAAAGGAGCTTTATACAATGCTATTGATTATGATATAGAAACTTATGCCAATAGTATTTCTGTTAAGTTTCCTTTTATGAAAGATTTTGACTATGCTAAATATTTAGATCTGGGAGTAAAAGGTAAATCTAAGTCTTATGGAAATACAAGTAAATCTCCTTTTAAGTTTGGATCAGGAAAAGGTAAAAAGGGAGGTCTTACAAAAGGCATAGAAAACTGGGTCAAAAAGAAAAGGTTTCAATTTAGAGATAAGGAAACAGGAAAATTTATCTCTTATAGTTCTACAAGCTTTTTAATCACTCGTAGTGTTTATCAAAAAGGAATACCAGCCAAACACTTTTTTTCTAGATCCTTTGATGAGGGTTTTAAAAATTTAGACAAAGAAATCAAAAAAGCTTTTGCCTTAGATATTAAAGAGGCATTTAAAAAATATACTACATCATGAGCACAAAGATAAATGCAAGAAGTCCTTTTTATTTAAATTATACAGAACCTACAGTTCCAACGCCTACTTTTAGTTGTGGAATAGCAAAACCAGTAAGTGCTTTAGACGGCTCGGCAAATAAATTTGATGTTGACCAACAAGGAGTTATAACACTTCCTTTACTTGCTTATGGACAAATTGATTCTATATCTAGTTCTGATTCAGGTTTTGCTGATGATAAATATGCAACAGTAGGCACGCCAACAACAAGAACTATTACTTTAAAAATTAGGATGCCTGATGGTTTTTCCT